GTCAATTACTTTTAAGAACTTCAGGAAAGGTTATTATCGACTATAACCCCTCAGACTTCGAACATTGGATTTATGACCATGTACTTACCAGAGAAGATTGCTCAACTTTAATAACCACTTACAAAGACAATCCTCACCTACCTGATGCACTTAAAAGAGAAATCGAAAGTCTTAAAGATGCTGACCCTGAATACTGGAAGATATTCGGATTAGGTGAACGTGGGCAGTTAGTCGGATTAGTCTTTAACAATTGGGTTAATTGTTTGGCAGTTCCTGAGAATGCTAAGTTCATAGGGCATGGATTGGATTGGGGTTTTACGAATGACCCGACAGCATTAGTTTCAGTTTACAGACGTGACAATGAATTGTACTTAGTTGAGAAACTTTACGAAAGAGGATTGACTAACCAGGACATCGCAAAGAAAATATCTGAATTAGGAATAAATAAACGAGATGAAATCTTTGCTGATAGTGCAGAGCCTAAAAGTATTGAGGAAGTTTATCGAATGGGTTTCAACATCAAACCAACGGCAAAGGGTAAGGACTCGATTATTAATTCAATCGACATTCTTAGACGCTTTAAAATCTTTTTAATCGGTTCTAATCTGCAAAAGGAATTTAGAACCTACAAGTGGAAAACAGATAAGGCAGGCAAGGCAATTAACGAACCTGTGGACTTCAATAATCACTTAATTGATTCATCACGTTATTTAGCTTTAATGAAACTAAACGAGAACTTAAAAGGGAAATACGTTACAATTCGAGCCTAAATTAATACTTAAAAACAATGCGAAAGATATACGAAGAATTAAACCTAAGTCAAGCAATCGAACTAAATTCTATTAATAAGGATTTGGATAGGTTGGAATACGCAGCCAATAGACTTGCGATTGTGTTCAAAGTTCCTGTTGTGGAAATCTACAAAAGAGAAGTTGAAGATATATTTGCCTTAGATAATAAGTTGAGTCAACTTGAAAGTTTACCAATAGCAGCAAAGTTAAAAGATAAGATTAAGATTGGCGGCAAGTGGTTTAAGGTTGATTACAACGTGAGTAAATTAACAGCGGGGCAATTTATTGACATTCAGCACTTCGCATCAACTGACCCTGCAAAGAATGTTCATAAGATACTTGCTTCAGTAATTAGACCTATTGGCGGTTGGTGGGGATTAGGAAAGGTTGAGGAGTATAACGGTGATAACCATGAGGCAATAAGTAACCACTTATTAGAACACATGACAATATTACAAGCCTATCCGATTACGCTTTTTTTTTGCCAAATATTAAACAACTCATTGAAAGATATCCAAACTTATTCCCTCAATCAACTAAGGGAATTGGAGAGGAAACTCAAGGAAACGAATTCGCAAAAAAATGGGGATGGGTTGCCACAATAGACAATCTGTCTAACAACGATAAAACGAAATGGGATTACTTTTTGAACTTACCTATCATTCAATTCTTAAACTTATTAAGTTACCACATAGACCACTCAGAAGAAGTCAGGAGAGCAGCAAGTGAAAAAAGTAGATTATAAACAATTATTAGGTGACTTAGGTGAGAACCCTGACCAATACGGAGTAGTTCAATTCGATACTATAATAGGTAAGGCATTATATCAATTTGCATCAGCACTAACAGACGTACTTAAATCTAACTTAACCGAAAAGCAAGCCTACTATTCTGAATCGGAGTTGCTTCAATCAATCATAGCCTTACCCGTTCAAACAAGAGGAAAGAATTACTTAGTAACTATTCAAGGGAATGATTATGCCTTCTTCGTGGATAAGGGTGTGAGCGGTACTCGACAAAAGTTCAACAGCCCATTTAGTTTTAAGAATGAATATGTTTCTAAAAACTTTAATAAGTCATTACGAAAGTGGATTTCAAAAAGAGGCATCCCGATTCAATCAAGATATTCACAGACTCGAAACTTAACCAAGCAACAAAGAGCGACTAAGCAGATAGACGAGAAAACTAAAATGGCTTATGCAATGGGAGTAAGTATCAAAAGAAAAGGACTTAAACCTACTTTGTTTATTACGGATGCAGTCACAGAGGCGACATTAGAAAGCATGGCATCAGGATTAGCGAATGCACTCGGAGCATCAATTACAATAACTTTAGCAAATAATTTAATGAGATGATAACAATATCTTCAAACCCTTATAACTGGCAAAATTCATTCAATGAAATGGTATTCAATGTGAGCAGCACAAATGCACTCGCATCAGGATTTCAATTCTTAGTGGATGTAAATGTATCAGGTCAAACTAATCCTGTTACAAGGTTGACATATCCAAAGCAACCGAACACAGGAGCGATTGAGATAAACCTTAATGAGGTTATTCAAAACTATGTAAGCTATGACTTACTAAGTAGTTTCAATGCAAGTGGAACACAAAGGGTTGCAAATGCTCGTGCGCCTTATTGGATTGGATTTGGTGAAGTTTATAACAACGCATCAGGCATACCGACTATTTATCCTGACTTAGCTTCATTCGGTTCAAGTGGTTCACCTAAGTACGGTACTAATGCAGTATTTGAATTTCAAACATGGAACGCATCAAGCTATCAATCGTATGCTTTGAGCCGTTCAAATCAAAAGTCTTTAAATCAGGAAACATTCACAGACGTAATCCGATTGGACCAAAATAGAATCCTTCAATTCTTTGATGTGAGCGGAAATATATTTGATGTGAATAATATAATCTATAATGAAGTAGGAACGGCTTTGTATGGTTCGGTTCAAGCGGTGACAAGGGTTACAGATATAGTTTCGATTAACGTAGGTAAAAGAGAATGGGAGAACATGGGCAGCACATGGAATACCTTTTTAAACAATCCCGCTGCAAGTTATATCGAGGTTATTATAAGAGATAATACAGCGGCTACTCTTTACACACGGAGAATGAACTTAGATTTATCTTGCCCTAAGTATGACATTTATAGACTGCATTGGTTAAACTCTTTAGGTGGGTTTGATGCTTTCAACTTCAATAAAGTATCAGTCAAGAAAACTGACATTGAGCGAAAGCAGTTTAAAAGATTCCAACCTCTTAACTATTCAGAATCATTCAGGGGTAAAACAAACTATTTCACAAAGTACACCGATAGCATAACATTAAATTCGGATGGCTTAACAGATGCACAATGGGAGGGTTTAAAGGAACTATTAACAAGCCCTGTCATTTACTTAGAACAAGATAATAACACTTTGCTATCAGTTAATATATTAGAATCGAATTACGATGAACTAAACTATTCAACTAACAGAACGATTAGCAACTTAGTGATTACTATTGAATATGCCTTTGACAATTATAAACAAACACTATGAACGAAAACGAATTAATACTTTATGCGTACAATGCGAGCGGGTTTGTTTCAGATTCGTTTCAAGTTGATCTAACCGAGTCAGTAAGTTTACCGATAACTAAAACTATCATTGATATTAGAGAACCTGAAAAAAGACAAAGCGATTATTCAAAGACAATTACTTTGCCTGGCACTTCGAACAATAATAAAATCTTTAACCACATATTCAAACTTGATAGGGCAACAATAAACGAAACTACTATAAACTATCAACCTGACTTTAACCCTAATTTAAAAGTAGATGCTATCTTGTATCGTTCAGGTATTCCACAGATAACAGGATACTTACAATTGAACAACATTAAGAGAACGGATGGCGATATAGAATACGAGGTTATAATTATTGGGAAGTTTGCTAATATGTTTCAAGACTTAGGAGAAAAGAACCTTAACGAATTAGACTTATCAGCTTATGACCATGAATGGAATCGTGATAACATAGTTAATTCATGGGCTACTTCGATAATTAAGAACGGAACTACTTATGTAAACTTCAACGTATCAGGCGTGCCAAGCGGTGAGGGTTATGTTTATCCTTTAATTGATAGGGGTAATTCGGTGGGGTTTGGGGAAATTACCTATCCATTAAACACAATGTATCCAAGTGTTTATGTTAAGCAAGTAGTAGACTCAATCTTTAGTCAAGCGGGCTATCGTTACGAATCAGCATTCTTTAATTCTGAAAGGTTTAAAAGGTTAGTAGTTCCATTCTCAGGTGGTGAGTTTAGAATGAGTGCGCAAGAAGTAGAGGATAGGACATTTGATGCAGAAATTACAACGCCTTACGGCTTTACTCAGACAGCTAATTTAGCACAATTAGTTACTTTTGACACGCTAAACAAAGACACAAGCCCCGCAGGATTTGACATTAGTACCGATATTTTCACGATGCCAGCAGGATTAGCAGGCGAAAATACTTACAGATGTACACTTAATCTTGATTTGCTTAATGTTTCGGGCGGTACTTTTGCGGGTGGTAGCTTTACGGCTATTAATCTAACTATAATTAGACTCACATCATTAGGGGTTAGAAATGTTTTAGGGGTTGGAAACTTAAACATTGATACATCAAGTTTAGCTAATGGCGATAGTGTGACAGCAACTATTGACGTACAATCAAACTCAGCTTTAATAAATTCAACTGACCAAGTATATTGTGAACTTATTTTTGTACCCGTTGGATATAGTGCAACTGATTTTATTTTAAGTGCGGAATCAGATTCATTCTTTTTTAATTCCCCTTCATCATTATATCAGGAAGGTTCAGGAATTAATATTGCAAGTGTATTGCCTGAGAAGGTCAAACAATCTGAATTCTTAACGTGGTTAATTCGTGCCTTTAATCTCTATTACCAAGTTGACCAAATCGACTCAAGAAAATTCATCATTGAGCCGAGAGATGAATTTTACTTAAACGACTTTGAGGATATTACTAACTACTTAGACGTATCAAAAGAAATTGATATTGCACCAATGGGACTCTTAGATTTTAGGAACTTTCAAATGCAATATAAAGAGGATGATGATGAGTTCAATAAGAAGTATCAAGAAGTATATCGTGAACCTTACGCCACAAAGAAATTCAATGTAAACAACGATTTTATCAAAGGTGATAAGACGGTTGAATTAGGTTTTTCACCAAGTCCTTTGAGTGATTCAAAATATCATACAAGGATAATGACTAAGATTCGTCCTGAAGATTTCACAACAGGCAAAAAAGATATGCCGACTTATAATCTTAGAATTCTTTATTATGGAGGTTTGATTCCCGATGTGACAGGGTTTGTTATGACTTATGGTGCGAGTGGTACAAGT